GTTACAGAACTATCTTGAGTATTGACCCCCTTAAAGCCGGGGGCTGCAATGGATGATCCTACGAGTTGTTCAGCCATGATTAGGGCGCAGTCCAGTTCATTTCTTCAGAGTAACGATTACGCTCAATAGCAACTTCGTTAGCCAAAGCATTCTTGTACAGTGCATACGCTTCTGAGGAAAGGTTACCGCCATCTTCACCTCGTTCAGCAATAGCCTTAGCGTATGCCAACATAGACACCAAGTGGGAAGGAACCAAGATACGGGTTGTGCCTGTAGACAGTTCAGCTTGAGGGAGAATCAAGTTAAAACGGATTGAATAGACACCATCAGGACGCTCAAAGAGGTCAACCTGTGTGTCTCCGTTAGTATCTACACCGTTAAAGTTGTAGTACATTGGGGTTCCACGGTCATTGTCCGAAGTGAACAAGAACTGTTGGGTCATCCAACTTGTAGGAGCGTTCTGCAACATAATGTTGTTTGTGTCGTTAACAACATCAATGACACGGAAGCGAGTACCTGCACCTGTCAAAGTGTAGTTATGTGTACCAGCAGTTGTGCTAACTGTAATAGTAGAAGACAACACATTCCACTCAGTGGCATCCTCAACTTCACGCTTGGCATCATTAACCAAGACACCAATCATAGAGGAATAAGGGGTATCGTCAACGGTCTGTACTGTAGGTTCACGCAACCTACGGAGTACACTATTAACTGTATCTAAATATGTAGCCATTTGTTATAGGCCCTCTTTCTTTTCAACTTCAAATGTACAGATATAAGACATAGTGCTGCCAGCTTCTGAAGTCATGGTAATGTAGTCCCCTGCCTCCAAGACCATATAAGCTCCACCGTCTAGCTTAAAGTAGTTCTTAGAGGTAAGGCCGTAATCGCTCAGGATGCTGATATTGGTATTTGCACTAGCGTCATGCCAAGTGACAGAGATATTCTTAGTAGACCCTGTACCGTTCAACAAATACATCAAGTTCCATCGAGCGTAATAGCCAGTTGGAACTGTGTAGATTGTCGTAGCGGTATTGGCAGTTAAGTTACCACCTTGGGTAATTGATCTCATTTGGTCTTCTTAGCCTTGTTCTTAGCTGTACGCTGTCCACGCATGGGCATATTGGCCTCTGACATGGCAATAGCGATGGCTTGTTTACGGTTCTTAACCACAGGGCCGCCCTTACCGCTATGGAGAGTACCTTCTTTGTACTCACCCATGACCTTACCGATCTTGTTTGTCTGTTTCTTAGTTGCCATAGTCTTTATATCCTATCTTATTTTTCATCACTTGTCAAGCTTTTTATTTACTTCTAGGTAGATTTGATACACTTTATGCCCTATCATCAAGACAGTGTAGATCAAAGTAGCCCAAAGTACTAATTCACTTACCTGATAACCAGCCACTGTAGCCAAGGAAACCCCTACAGGGGGCGCTGTCTTAGTTGCCAGAGCTACTCCTGTCTCCGTTGCTGCGTGTTCAGCCATTGTCTGTTGTCTCCGCAGGTAATGGTGTATTTCCCTCGTCCAGCCATTTCAAATAGGCTTGGTAGTCTGTGTTGGCGGTGTCGAAGGGGATGCAAGCCCCGTCTGACAAGCGTTGTACTTGATTTGAAAAATGTAGAAGTTTATACATTTATAGCTCCGCACTTGCTGTGTAACCAGAAAACATATAGCTACTTGTTGTTGTTATCGTGTATTGTGCAAGAAATCCAGTAACAGATGGGTTAGACGATGAGCCGCTATTTGCTGCGTTATATGACTGATTTACTAAAGCAACCGTAGGTGTAGCCCTTTTTGGTGCAAGTAAATTAATCCATTGGAAATGAAAGCCACCTGAAGAACCAGAAAGCGCTGAAATAATAAATCTATTTCCAGAAGTGCCGTCTTGACTTTCATAATACCGCTGACACAAAGCCAACTCAGTACCATACGGGCGGTAGTCAAACGATGTGGCTGTGCTGCCTTTTTCTAGTTGAACGCCTGTAATTTGCCATGTTGCGCCACTGTTTGCCATCAATCTGGTAGCTGTTGTGGTGCTTATGTAAGCAGTAGTCCCCCATACATTTGGAGAAGATGTTTGGTATGTTGACCCTTGCCCAAGATCAAAACAAACATACAAACCAGTTCCTGTTGTTGATGGTGAAGGTGATGTTGTAAACAGAACAGCAAAAGTTCCTGTTAATGATGATTTAACCCAAAAACTAAGCGTTACAGTAGCACCACCAGAAATTGGAGAAGCAACTGTTATTGTTTTTTGCTCCCATGTGTTTGCACTATTAATTGTGTATGTTGATACATAATATCTTGTAGTTGAATCAAACCACCCAAAATCTGAGCAATTTGAATACTCAATTCGTTGACCTGTCTGAAATGTATCGCCTGAAGCGATTGTTGTTGCCGTATTTACAGTGTATTTCTGGCTATTGACAAAACCACTTGGAGCATCTGATACCTGCTGTACGGATAGACTGTACGAATTGGTTCCACTTATTCCTAAACGGAATCGATCAACGCCAAAGTATGTGGAGTTTGATGTAATAGTTTGACTAGCCCCCGCATTACGCTGGTCAATCACCATCGCACCATTGATGATGCGGTTCTTGAAGCCACTCCAGCCGCTTGCTACTATGCTTCCATCAGCAAAGGTGATCTTGTTACCGCTGTATTGAACTGACATTATTGTTGTTCCTCTTCTTGTGTGGCAAGCCACTCTTGAAACTTAGCTTGTCTAGCTTCTTCTTCTGCAACTTTAGCTAATCTAGCTGTTTCTTCAATTTGCCAAGCAGCGTATTGGGCCTGTGCTTGCGCTTTCTCCTCTGCTGTCAAAGGAATCACGGTTGTTTGACCTGTTTGGGTGTTTACTTCAATGCGGTTCATAGTGCTTACTCGTACAGAATGTTGATTGAGCCAGCATCAAAAGTGTCGGTTCCGTTAGCGGTGGTGATGCGAACACGGTCAAGAGTTCCTGAAAGAGTTTTAGAGCCGCCACCGACAATTGCGTACAAAGTTGCGCCTTGTGTTAAAGAGGCAGCGTTAGATTGAACCCATAAGTTTGACGAAACAAGAGTTAATGTGTTTGTACCTGTGTAGATGTTTGTGTTTACGCCAGCCCCTGCTGGCAAAATTACATAACCCGCCGTAGAGGAAGAACTGCCTTGTCCTGCGCCACACCATGAGGCGTTTGAAACATACGATGTTGTATCAACACTGCCAGCACCAATTTGCAAAATCCACCCGCTTGAACCGCTAGTAGACACACCGTTAAACATTACAGTAATACGCTTCACCCAAGACGGAATCGAGGTGAAGTCAATGCTAGTGCCAGATGTGGAAGCCACGGCTGTTCCTGAGACAATAGCACTATTAACATTATTAACAACCATAGTGCCTGTTCCAGCAGGAACTGTAATAGTCTTATCAGTAGCAGTCGATGCAGCATCTAATGTGATGCCTCCACCAGCCGCTGTTAATAGCTTAGTTGCTCCCATTACATGACCTCTTTTAATTGATCTACCGTAGTAGCAGCATTAATGGCTGTTTGTTTCTCAGCATATTTGTCACGCACGGCTTGACGAGCAACTTCAGCAGCAACAGCCTCACTTGGAATAGTTGCCTTGATGTCCAATGGTGCAAACTCAGCGGCTCTGTCAGCCCTACGCTTGTCGTGTGCTATTGCTTTTGCTTTGTCAATGTTGATGACGATCACGCTTGGTACTCCCACGCATCACGGAAGGTGCGATCAGTTGGAATGTCAGCGACATCCACGATTTTGTAAGACTTGCCAGCAGGTACATCCTTGGCTGCAATTTCCTCAATGGACAAACCGCACTCTGGTGCTGGAGTAATTACAGCCACGCCACCATCGTCTGTTGGGTAAATGATTCGTTGGTTCATGTTAGTTCTTAGCGGAAGATGGAGATATACACAGTATCGCAATCAGTCAAACTTACCTGACTTGCGTTTAAAGTTACCACACGATAAGAGGAAGTTAGTCGAGTAGCGTTTGAGCTTCCCCCAGATGATCTCGTAACAGAACCGTAATCACCGCCAGTTACCACACCAACATAATTAACATCCGGCATCGCAGTCGTGAAGTTGACCGTGTAGTCACCAGTACCGTTATCCGTGATGCTGGTCACATTACCGCTTGCACGAATTGCCACAGTACCTGTACCGTTGAAGTTCACCCAAGCACGGCAGGCATAGATTGGTGCAGAGCCTGAAGCGTTCAACGCTGTCATAATATTGGATGCGTTTGCGCTTAAAGACAAATCAGCATTAGTAACTGAAGCGTCAGGCAAACCTCCAGCAGACAAGCCAGTAATAGTTCCTGAACCGTTGATTGTCATTGTCATATTAGACCACCGTCCAAACTGAGCCGTCAGGCACTGTTACTGTTACGCCATCTGCAATCGTGATAGGGCCAGCAGATAAAGCATTATTACCACTAGAGACAGAATAATTAGAACTGATAGTTGCTGACATCTCATACAAACCTTTGGTTGTTGAGTTAGCATCCGTGTTCAAAGTAGCCCAAGAAGCTGCCGTTCCGTTAGTGGTTAGATATTTGCCTGAATTACCTGTCTGAGAAGGTAAGGCATCAACAGCGGCCCACGATGTAGATGTACCGTTTGTGGTTAGGTACTTACCTGAGTTACTTGTTTGGCTAGGCGCTAGTGCATTAAATGCAGCATCAGCAGTTGTTTGACCAGTACCACCGTTAGCGATAGCTACAGTCCCTGTCACATTCCCTGCGTTACCCGATACAGATCCAACGATAGTGGAAGAGAAGGTTTTAATACCTGCAACAGTTTGGTCGCCAGTAAGCTTAACTACAGCAGAGTCTGCTGCATAACCTGCACTGGCATGGTTACCCCAACCGTAAGCTGTATCCCAGTTAGTCTGACTTGAGGTAGTAGGGATTGCATACCCTGAAGCGTAGGTAACAGCAAGAGTACCTGAAGTAGTTACTGGGCTACCTGAGACAGATAAACCAGTTGGTACAGACATAGCAATTGAAGTTACTGTACCTGAGCCTGAAGCTGTAGCGTTTACCCAATTAGTACCGTTGTACTGTAGAACTTGGTTTGTCGATGGAGTCGTAACGACAACATCAGTCAAGCTATTTAAGTCAGTAGGTATTGTTGGTTTATTTGATAGGTCGTTGTATGAACCTGATGTAGCTACTGTAGCCAAGTCACCGGGTTGTACCGCTGAGTCAGCTGTAGCACCTTGAGCGGCAGTAGCGTAGTCAGTGGATGCAGTAGTAGCAGCAGTCCCAAGACCAAGGCTTGTACGACCTGTAGAAGCATTTAATCCTGTGGAACCACCATCCCACTTCAATCTGTCACTGTAAGCAGTGTCCCAGTTTGTTGTATCTGTACTTGTGATTGAAGCAGCTTCTGAAGCAGAGAATACAGGGTCAGTCTCAGTATAAGACTGTAAGGCAGTATCTGCCAAAGCCCCTTGTGCCGCTGTAGCATACGCTGAAGCATCAGTTGTAGCAGCTGTACCTAAACCTAAGTTAGTACGAGCACCAGAGGCCGTAGTAGCCCCTGTACCACCTTGAGAAATAGAGGTAACAACGGTATCAGCTTCAGTGATACTTTCTAAACTACCTCCGCTACCTCTGTATATTGCCATTTTATTTATTTGCCTTTGTTTTTAGGAGGTCTACCCATACGCTTCTTTGGTGGAGTAGGGACTTCTTTGTAGTCCTCTTCATCTTCATCAATCCACTCGTAACCGTCGTGACCTTCCATACTGTCAATATCTACTTGTTGAGTAAATTCGACGATGTTCCCTGAAACCAGACATCTAAATTTAGCCATATTACCTTCTACTTTCTAAAAACTACACCTCGTAGTCTTTAAAAAGCCCCCTCTCCGTATAAAGTAGAGAAGGGGTAAAACTTATAATTATTGTTATTTGTTTTATTTTAGTGTTAACCCAAGCGACCCACAACCACGCGAATGGTTGAAGAAGCTAAGTCAACAGTACCAGCAGATTCGTTCTGGAGGCGGACAGTCACTGTGTCAGCAGCACTGACATAAGCAGTAGCTGTAACGCCAGCCAAGCTAACGCCCAACGAAACACCAAGCACCATGTCGCCCAAAGCAACACCGGGAACAGTGATTGTGTCAGAAGTACCAGCGCCATCGGACAATGAATCGGGATTCAAAGTACCAGTAGCTTTCCACATTTCAGAGAACATGCCCTGAAATTGTTTAGTACCACGCTCAACCACAACAGAGGTAGCAGCAGCCATGATTTATTTCCTTTTTATAGTCTAATTGATTTAAGATAACGAGAAAGGCCCCGGAGGGCCAATCTAGTTCAATTAGGCAGGAACAACCAGAGCAACAGCACCGTCATCGCGCAACTCAGCCACGCCGTACAATGTATCAGCAGTGAACAAGTTAGCCAAGAATTGCTGTTGGTATTGAGTTTGCGAACGCACACCCATCTGTTCCACCAACACGAAGGCATCACGGTGGCCCATCAAGCACACACGGGCTGATTGAGCAGTACCTGAACCATCGTTAGCATCGTTAGGGGTATCAGCGTTGCTAGACACAAACACAGACACGCCATACAGGCTACCAACTTC